TCCTGAGCGTGTTGCTCGTCAGGATCCTGTAAAAGCTGCATTAGATCAAGCGAGAAAAGCCAAAAATATCTATTCTGATAATACTTTAAATAGATTTTTTACTTTAGATGGACGTGTTGTTAAGATTGACGGTACTGAAGCTCATAGTGGAACATTTGATGAATTAATTAAGATGATTATTGAACACGAACGAATTAATAATGAAGATTTTCGAAATAGATCTAAAATTAAGTATCAAAAAATGTTAGAGTCTAAACAAAAGAAAGAAGTTTTAAATGATGAATCAGACCGTTCTGCCATTTCTATTAATTCATTAAATTCTAAACGCATTGTTATTTTACGTGGTCCTTCAGGCTGTGGCAAAACTTTTACAGCTCATAAATTTAGAGGACAACGACTTGATCATGAAGAGTTCACTCGAACTCCAGCTATTCGTGAATACATTTTACGACAATTTAATCAATGTTCTGAAGATGTAATATTAACAACTAATCCTAATGATTATGCTGAATGGATATCGCAATGGGAATATGAAGATGGAGAACCAACTGAAGAAAAAATAGCTTTAGAACGCAGATGTTTGATAATAGATTATAGTTTCGCAAAGAAGCCTAGTTCTGTTCTTAATCGCGTTCTTTTCACTCCTGAATATTATAATCACTTAGATGTTTCACAGTCTCCTTCTGAGTATAGTCGATTTGTTAATTTTCATATAGATGGTCAGCGTAAAACTTATACAGAAATTCTCCAATTAATAGAAAACAACAAAGAAATTAAGACTGACACTGCAATTTTGTATCATGCTGCTCCTCGTTTTTCAATGAATGAATCAACTGTTCGAAATTTTGTTAGAATAAATATGCCTTGGTCTGAAATGGACACTATCAGATCTATGACTGGTCCTTTTAAAATACTTTCTAAAATCGAAATTGTTAAGTCAGAGTTTTCTTTAATTTATTTAAAGAAAGCTTTTGGACAAATTGTAAATGATGTATTTAAACATTATGAATTAAGAACTAATTTGGAAGATGGTTTGATTCAACTAAATTCTCTTCGTGTCGATGCTCCTATGGAATTTGATTGTCTTGTAAAGTTAGACGATGCCTCATTCATTTTGACGACAGACGATAAGCAAAAACTTGTCTTTTGTATGGTTGATCATTCTTTCAATTATAAAGAAGAAGAAGGAAAAATTTTTTGTTATTTTAATGATCATTTAATGTGGGAAGAAACAGGATACGTTGCTCTTTGGTATAAACATTTATTGCGTAACGTTGAAAAAATTCAAGTTAATTATCAAAATATAACTCCTCCATCAGCTAATTTAGTCGCTTATTGTGATCATTTTCTTAATTTCGTTAAAACAGTTGGTGCAGGGTTTGCTATTTTTAAACTTTGCTCTCCTGCTTTAAAATTTGATTCTGAACGAGCGTTTGACATTTATAACCATTTGCCAATGAAGAAAAGTGAATCTTTAATAACTAATCCTGATCCTGACGAGAAAAATATATCTCGTCCTAAAATTACTCATAGTTCTCAAAATTATAAAGTAAATTCACATATGGTTAAAAGTAAATTTCTTGAAGAATCTTTAATAACAGCTCCCGATCCTGATGAGCATACACCTTCACGTCCTCAAATTCATCATAAAACTGATTTCAAAATTTTTAAAAATTACAAAGTTCGAGCTCGTGGTTATGAAAGTGAGTCATCAATAGACCCTGGTGCAAACACGATAGCTAAAATAACTATGGATCAAAATTATCCTTTAAAATTTAATGGTAGACATATTGCGTTTGCTCAAGGAATTTTTGAGGATATTGTTTTGACAATTGGCCATATCAGTGAAGGTGTTCAGTTGGAGATTGATGGTTGTTTGTATGATCTTGAACTTTTGTCTTTGAACGAACGAAATGAAAAAGCGATTTTACGTGTTATTAATCTTCCGCGAAAATTTAGAGATATAAGAAAATATTTTCAAAAAGTTTCTAGTACCCACACTTTGGACGGTATGCATGCAGCTCTTTATACGTGGGATGATGATCGAACAACGCGTGTTGAAAAATCAGTGATTTTATGCGAACAACGCCAGCAATCTACCACAACAGGACTTAAGTATGGTATGATTTATCAAGTCAATTCTGTAGGTCATATTGCCCCAATTCAAACAGGGAAAGGTTGGTGTGGTTCTCCTTTAATTATTGCTAATAGTTCTGTTCCTGAAAAGATTATAGGTTTACACACAGCTGCCGATAATTATCGTGGTCTTTCATCTCTTGTTTTCCAATCTGATTTTAACCATTTAATTCAAGTTTCTGAAAGTAGTTTTGAAGATGAGACGATTGACATTCTTCCTTTTCAACAAGTAGTTCTTTCTAAAGGAGATCTTCCTTTTAAATTTTCTGATCGTTTAAAATTGATAGGAAAACCAGGTAAAATTGTAGATGGTGAATTTTTAGAAAATAAAATACATTCTTGTAATCAAACTCAATATCATCGTTCCCCTTTTTCTACAGGGGATGAATTAACATGTGAACCTGCTATTTTAGATCATCGTGATCCTCGTTGTACAATAGATCTTCCCGATATATTGATTACAGGTGTTAATAAATTCGGTCGTGAACAGCCTAATTTGGATTTAGAAATTCTTGATGAATGTTATGCAGAATTAACTGAAAAGTTAGTACACATAGTACGAGAAGCTCAAATTCGAACTAAGGTATTTTCAATGACTGAGGTTATTAATGGTTGTAGTCTTTATGAAACATCTCCTCCTATGAACATGCCATCTGGCACTGGGTATCCTCACCATTTTGAATTTTCATATGTCATGCAAACGCGAGACATGTTTGATTTTGAAATTGAGAGAGGTATCTATAAAATTTCAACTTCCGAAGCTGGTCAAAAATTACATTCTGACATTCATTCATATTCGTCTTATTTACAAAATACTTCTTCCGGACAATCTGCTGTTGTTTATGTTGCTGCAAAGAAAGATGAACCTCGACCTATGGAAAAGATTGATGCTATGTCAACTCGCGCTTTCTTTATGGGTCCTAAATATCATTTTATGGTTTTTAAACAATATTATGGAGCAGCTCAAGCTCTTTTAACTTTTACAAATTCTGTTAGTCCTTTTAAAATTGGAATTGATCCTGCTTGTAGACAATTTGATACTCTTTATAATTATTTATCTTCTGTTTCTGAAATTGGAATGAATGGTGATTATACCGGTTTTGACACTTGTCATCCTGAAGAATATTTGAAAAGAAATTCAAGTGTATATAATGCTATTTATCGCGCAACTGATCCTGATTGGAAAGAAGAAGATGATCACATCCGAAATCGTTTGGCTGAACAAGAACAAAAGCCTTTAGTTTTGGTGGATGGTTTAATTGTGCAATGTCCTGGTGGCAACATGTCAGGTGGTCCTGACACTGGTGGCCGCAACAATATTGCAGGTTGTGTAAATATGCGTTATGCTTGGAAAATTCTTTCATCCAAATTTGATCCTTCAAAATATTTTCATTATGATCTTTACACCGTTGACGCTGTTTTTGGCGATGACATTATTAAATCCGTTTCTACAGAAGTTCAATCTTGGTATAATCCTCAAAATATCAAAGAAGTTATTTCAACGTTAGGCTTTAAAATCACTGCTGCAGACAAACAAGAAGAATTAATGTTTAAACCACTTAAAGAATTGACATTTTTAAAAAGAAATTTTTCTGAAGTAGAGATAGAAATAAAAGGAGTTGTTCGTAAATATCGTGTTGGAGCATTAGAAAATAGTGTGTTTGTTAAAATGTTAAATTGGTGTAAAACTACACGTCGACATTTCTTTCGTCGTGATTCTCCCGTTCATTTTGATCGATTGACCATCGGAGATACAGTTGCTGCTTGTTTAAGTGAAGCTTGTTTAAAAGGTGAAGATTTCTTTAATCAAATTAAGTTACATTTAGTTAATTCAGCCAGTGAGTACGAAATTAAATTGCCAGTTCTTCCTACTTTTAAACAAGCTTTCTTTCAAACTTATTTTAAAGAATCACTTCCTGCTCCTTCTTCTGTTAATTTCATTGATTTGGATTTTAAAAACTTTTATTCTCCTCTTTTCTATGAAGATTTTCGTTATGGAAACAATACTTTTAAAACAATTTATCAATGCTATGAGTATCAACGTTCTTTATATCATCATAATCCTGCTAATGCTATGAATAATCATTTAATTAAATGTAGAACTATTTTAGATAATCCAGATTCCGCTCATATCGTAGGTAGAAGTTATGTTTCAAATTCTAAATTTTCTGCAAGCAGACTTATGCGCAATGTTATTCGCGCAAGGTTTTCTCAACATACATTTGTTTTGAATGATGTTGATATGTTCGTTAACAAACAAAATCATGAATATTTTGGTAAGTCAACTAATGAATATGGAAAACTCTTAACAGAGTTTGCCATGAGCCACCGAATGGCTCCGGAAAGCAAAACGAAAAATATCGATAAAATATCTAAAATAAACGTTCAACGTTGTGAAAAGCGAATTTTAAAATATCAAGCAAATCTTGTTAAATATCAAAAATCTTCTGTATCTAAAATAGATAAGTTTAAAATTAATATACTCAAAAATGGATTCTAATGGTGGAAATAATCCTCCAATGCCTGAGTTGATTGGTGAATCAGCAACTGGTTCTACGTTTTCTAGCACTGATGCTTCTGGGTTGGACGTTCCTGCTATTGCAGGTCGTCCAGCTTCTACTATGGAGGGACCTCGACATGCCAACGTTTCTAACGATGACATCTTGGGGTACCTTAAGAAGCAACATTTAGCTCTTCAACGTTTTACTTGGTCTACTTCTCAACTTCCTGGAACTCTTCTCGTTAGTATCCCAATTACTCCGCTTCGTGCTAATACTATTGTTTCTTACTTGTCTGGAATTTATAACGCTTGGAATGGGGGACTTGAATATCAAGCAAAGGTAGCTGGAACAGGTTTCCACGCCGGAGCTTTAGGTATTGCCCGTATTCCACCCAATATTAATCCTGCATCGTTTAAAACTGTTGCTCAATTCACTGCATTTGAATATTCTGTTATTGATCCTAAAACTCTTGAAGCCGTTTCTAAACATATTCCTGACCAACGCCCAATCATGTATCATTACATGAATGACAATTTTTCTGATCCTAATAATATTGGAGGTTACTTTGTGATCTTTGTCATTTTACAACTTAATACTTCTTCAACCGGAACTAATCAAATTGATGTCCAAATTTTCAATAAACTTGCTCCTGATTTCCGCTTTATTCAAGTTATTCCTCCTTCTTTAACTTCTGCACCAATAGCCGATGATACTAAATGGTCTGCTCTTTTTCAGACTCCTAATCTTCATACTCATGCAATCTTTGATTTGCCCGTTTCTCTCATGCGAATTGAAGCTGCCGCTTCTTCTTCCAATGCTAAAATTGGTTTGGTCAATTTAGGTGGAGTTGTTGAGCTTGATCCTCCTTATACTATGCTCAATCAAACAAACGGTCTTGGACGTGGTTATCCGTTCTTTTCTGCATCTGCTACCGTTATGACTCCTGTTGAAAATTCAAATTCTCTTCGTCCTTATCAATTGATAGTAACTAACGCTGGATCTTCTTTTTCTCGAGTTGTAGTACCTGGAACAGTTGCAGCTACATCTCCAATAACATATCTTGGTAACAATACTGTTGCTGGAGCTGTAGTTTCAACTAATTACTATTTGCAACCTAATCTGGGTGCTGTTTGTTCTGCGACTTATGGAACTAATTTAACTTTCGTTCCTCCAATTGGTGAATCAATTGTTTCATTTTCTTTCGGAAACGGATCTTTTGCAACACCATTCACATTGACAACAACTTTTCTTGCTGAACAATTCCGATCTAGACAATTTCAAATTAGCTCGAATGAAGCAGTCCTATGCCAATTATTTTCACGTACTACAGGTTTACCTGTTGCGTACATCAAAATTTACTATTCTGGTATCATTACTTCTAATGCTCAAGTTACTGCCGTTACTTTCGATTTCTTTGACCTTACTTTACAGTTTGTTTCCTATGTTCAAGGTTCTCAACCGATTCCTCGTTTGACTCAAGCAATGTTGCAATCAATTCAATCTGTGCGTTTGAGCGCTTTGCTCAATCGTACGCGTCAATTACATCTTGGTGATTAGACGTTTTTAATAACTCATTCGTGATGAGTTGACATTCTTCTTTTAATGTCACGATAGCAAAAGCTACTTAAAAGAAAACAAAACGATAAAATAATTATGTTCGATTTCTTCGCCAATTGGTTTGGTTCTAAAACTGTCAATGAAAAGGGAGAGACTCTTAAAGCAAATTCTCATTTCAAAAATGGTCATTTTTCACTAGATTTAACTTTTCTTGTGATCATTGTTTGTATTGCATTACTCATATTCGCTGTTGTTTACATAAAAAGACGAATGGACAAACGCTATAAAAAGCGAATGAACATTTTGATTGATGTGGAAATGCAACGTTTAAAGGGAAACGCACCTGCTTACTCTGAAATTCACACCCAAACAGGTCGAATTTAAATTCTTGGATTTCGACACAGCAAGGTGATGAGCCAGGCTGGACACAAGAATAGCTATATGAAAGCTTATTTCACTATTATTTTAACCCTCTAACATAGTTGTATTAATCTAGAGATTTTCAACTTTAAAAAGGAAAGCAATAAAATCACAAACTTATTTTTGGAACACATTTTGTTATGCAATGTGTGTTTTAGTAATAAATAAAAATCTAAAATAAAACAG